AACACAGATAATGTAGGTATCACTACACAAACAGCAACATCAACAATCGATGGTCAGTCAGTTTCATTTAGTTTTAATGAAACATCAAATTATTTACAAGTTCCACCAGATATTCTCGGTATTACAAAGGTCTTTCATTTTGATGGATCTAATAGAATGTCGAGTGGCATGTTTAGTTTAAAATATCAATTGTTTTTAAACGACATATATTACTATGGATCAACTGAACTTTTGTCATATGCAATGACAAAAACATATCTTGAGGATATAAACTTTTTATTAACGACACAGAAACAAATTAGATTTAATAAAAGACAAGATAGATTATATCTTGATATTGATTGGTCTAGTATTACTGATGGAGAGTTTCTTGTGATTGATTGTTATAGAACATTAGATCCTAATGATTATGCTAGAGTTTTTAATGATTCATTCTTAAAAAGATATTTTACCGCACATCTTAAAAAGCAGTGGGGTCAAAACTTAATAAAATTCCAAGGAGTTAAATTACCAGGCGGAATCGAATTAAATGGTAGACAAATCTATGATGATGCAATGAATGATATAGCAATTATTAGAGAGCAAATGTCTAACACTTACGAGATACCACCTCTTGACTTTATAGGTTAATATAATGGCACTAAATCCGTTTTTTCAACAAGGCTCTTCTGGGGAACAAAGTCTCGTTCAGTCTTTGATTAACGAGCAGTTGAAAATGTACGGTGTAGAAATACACTACATGCCAAGAAAATATTTGACTGAGAAATCAATATTAAAAGAAGTAGTTCAATCAAAATTTGATGATGCATATCCAATAGAAGCATATATTGATAACTTTGATGGCTATGATGATATGCCATCCACACTATCAAAGTTTGGTATACAAGCAACTAATGAAGTAACATTAATCATATCAAGAGAGAGATTTGAAACATACATATCTCCTCTAATGAAAAATGAATCTAATGTCAAACTCTCTACAAGACCAAAAGAGGGAGACTTAATTTATTTTCCACTAGGTGATCGTTTGTTTGAAATCAAATATGTAGAACATGAAAAACCATTTTATCAGTTAAGAGAAAACTATGTCTATAAATTAACCTGTGAACTATTCCGTTATGAGGATGAGGTTATTGACACTGGTGTTGATGAAATAGATGATACTCTAGAAGCAGTAGAGGGAGCAGATGGAGAGGAGATTCTTATCGGTTCTGGTGGAACTCAGAAACTAACTCTTGTAGGAACTGCATCTCAAGCAACTGCATCCATAGGTATTGTTAATGGTGGTATTCAACAAATATTCCTATCAAATAGAGGTAAAGGATTTACGTTTGCACCAAGAGTTGCGATATCATCTGCACCAGCAGGAGGATTATCTGGTATTGCTACATCTAAATTATTAGCAGGTGTTGCCATCGAAGGTAATATTAGTGATAGTAAGAAATCTGTTGTTCAGTTTATTGATCTGGTAAACCCTGGCTTTGGATATACAAGCAATCCTAAAGTAGAAGTTATTGGTGATGGAGCAGGTGTTGCTGCAACATCTAAGATAGAGAATGGTGTGGTTGGTATTGTCACAATCACTTCAGGTGGTTCAGGATACACAACATCACCAACAATTACATTCACAGGATTATCAACAGTATCTGCTGCTGCAACTGCAATTGTTAGTGCTGCTGGAACGATCTCTGCTATACATATCAGGAATGCTGGTGTCGGGTACACGGTAACACCCACCATTTCTATCGCATCACCAGGTAGTTCTGGTTCAGGGAACTACTCATTTAACGAAACTATTACAGGCGGAACAAGTGGTGCTACAGCGAGAATTAGAACATGGGATGCTGTTACAAATGAATTAGAGATATATAATATCACAGGCACATTCAGAGCTGGAGAGACAATCACAGGATCATCTTCAGGTGCATCACATCTAATTAGAGTCGTTGATGATACTAATTTTGATGATGGATACGGTGAAAATGATGAGTTTGAATTACAGGCAGATGCTATTTTAGACTTCTCAGAAAACAATCCTTTTGGAACACCATAAATATATGTAACAGGTTATAACAATGTTTGAGTATTTTTACAACGAAATCTTAAGAAAAACAATTATCAGTTTTGGAACACTGTTTAATGGTCTTACCATTAAGCAAGAGGGATCGACTGTAAAAGTTCCTTTGGCATATGGCCCAACACAAAAGTTTTTAGCAAGATTAGAGCAAGCACCAAACTTAAGTCAAGCAACTCAAATTAGTCTACCAAGAATGTCTTTTGAGTTTACTGGTATGACTTATGATTCTTCTAGAAAAGTAACAACAACTCAAACGATAGCAGTTAAAAATCCAGACGATGGAACAGATATTAAAAAGGTATTCATGCCAGTTCCATATAATATGCAATTTGAACTTGCTATTATGTGTAAACTAAATGATGATGCATTACAGATAGTAGAGCAAATATTACCATTCTTCCAACCACAATATAATCTAAGTATCAATCTTGTAAGTTTGATAAACGAAAAGAAAGACGTTCCAGTTGTATTAGAAAATATTACAATGGATGATCAGTATGAAGGAGATTTTACTTCTCGTAGAGTTTTACTTTATACTTTAAGATTTACTGCAAAAACATATCTATTTGGCCCTGTCACTGCTGCATCTAAAGAGATTATCAAAACTGCTACTGTTCGTTATCTTGCTGGTGGTTCACAAAGCACACAGAGAGATGTTACATTCTCTGTTAAACCTAGAGCACTCAAAGACTATACTGAGGATGTTATAACAACATTAAGTGAAGATATAGAGGCAAATCAGGAGACAATTAACGTCGCTGACGGAACTGCAATTACCGTTAATAAATTTATTGATGTTGAGGGTGAAGAAATGAAAGTTACTAAGATTACTGGTAACAAACTCAATGTTAAGAGAGGTCAGGATAGCACAATTTCTAAGTCACACGTTAGAGGAACTGGAATCAAGGGTATTGATTACTCTCCAAGAGAAGATAGTAACCTAATTGAATTGGGTGATGACTTTGGATTTGACGGATCTTACTCATGAAAACCGACGGATTAGATGATGCTTTCAATGTAGAAACAAGTATTGTTCCTGCAGAAGTTGAGAAGGTTCAGAAAAAAGAAAAACCAAGTGCTGATCATATTAGCAAAGACTATGAATATACCCGTGGTAATCTTTACAGTATCATAGAAAAGGGTCAAGAGGCCATCAATGGTATTCTTGAACTTGCTCAAGAAAGTGAAATGCCTAGAGCGTATGAAGTTGCAGGTCAATTAATAAAGAACGTTGCTGATGCGACTGACAAGTTAATGGATCTTCAAAAGAAATTAAAAGAAGTCAATGAGGAAGAGAAAGTAAAAGGCCCATCTACAGTCAATAACGCACTATTTGTAGGGTCAACATCTGAGTTATCAAAATTGCTGAAGGCTCAGAGTAAAAAACAAGATAAATAAATCAGGGAGAGGAATCCCGAAGTAATATTTTACTCATACCATGACGGAGAAACTACCGTCTATAGATGACTTCTATGAAGAGTTGCCATCTGTAGATGAACTTATAACTGAAGAAAAATTACCCTCCGTGGATGAGTTTATAGAACCTCCAAGGCCTGAAGAAGAGATAGCGGATGCGATAAGACAAGGTGATGAAGAAAAACCTGTAGATACTGGGCCATGTTCGATTGAAGAACAATACACAGAATTTGTGCGTCTAGTAAATGACGTTAGAGAAGATATACCAGAGATACCAGAAATAAAATATTACGATGAGCAGATATCAGAGTTATCTACAACGATAGAGGAAGTACGAGAAAGTATTCCTGAAGTTCCTGAACAAAGAACATATGATGAAGAGATAGCAGCAATATGTGGATTAATTGATGAGTTAAAGGAAGAAGTACGTACAAACGCTGCGGAGATACCAGAGATACGGTATTATGACGATCAAATTGAGCGTCTTGAAACGAGTCTCAAGAGTCTTCCAGAAATTCGTCACTATGAAGGTGATTTAACATCTATAAGAGATGAAATTGTTCTAATTAAAGAATCTATTCCTGTATTTCCTAAATGGGTAAATGAGGTAAATGAGGTTCCTGATTTTTCATGGATAGGAAAACAATTTAGTGTAATTGATGATGACTTCATCAAAGTAGCTGACAATGCTAACTCTATTCGAGATAGAATTACTGAAGAAGTTCGTCAACTTTCAGAAGATCTTGAAACTAAAAGATTTGAATCAAAAACTGAAATAAAAGAATTAACCCAGAACTTTACAGAAGTAAAAGAAAAAATATATGAGGAGTTAAGAACTGCTGCTGTTGGTATTCTTGATATTAAGCATGCATTTAAGAATGATGATAGATTGATGAAAAAACAGATTATGAGCAAGTATAATCTGTTAAAGTTAAATGTAGAAGAACAAATTGAAAAATTTAATAAAACTAATGAAGATACTAAAGATCTATATGCTGGATACTTTGAATCACTTACAGAGGAGATAAGTAATCTACCTAAAGTCAAATATTATGAAGAAGACATTAAGAATGTTAGAGAAGAATTTAATAAAGGTTTAGATTCACTTAAGATTCTTGTTGAAGATATAAGACAAAAACAAAAACTAGCAAAAGATGAAATAGAAACTATACAAGAAGGTTTATTAAACGAACCACCAGAGAATACACAATCAGTTGGAACTGGTGATGATCCACTTGCTCCACTAGACAAACAGTTTCCTAATTTAAAAGCATTAGCAGATCATTATAGATTATTCATTAATAGAACTCAACAGCAACTTGCCGTAATCGGTGGTGGTGGTGCTGGATTTATAAAAGATCTTTCTGATGTAAGTATCGGTGCTAGCCCTGATACTGGTAGTTTATTAATTTATGATGGTGATAATTGGGTAGGTATTGCAAGTACTGCACTAGATAAAAGTTCTACATTACATGAGGCATTAACACAAGGTAATGTATCTGGTATTGGAATGAGTGTTGGAGTTATTACTGCTACTAGTGGATTCTTTAGTGGT